TTGCTGGAGGAGGTTATTCCGAGCAGGTAGGCGATGTCCGTGCCTCTCGCGGCGGATATACCATTACTATGGCGGATAGGGCTCGCTTCAAAGCTATGGGCGATGCCCTCCGCCTTAAATGGGGATTTGATGTCGAAGAGGATGACTCATCCAGCGAGATGTATGATGCGGGATATTTGAGAAGGCAAAATGCAGTTTATTGAGTTTAGGGATAGTTGCATTATCACCAGAGGTGGTGAGAAGGACGAGTGGGATAACCCGGTCGGAGCTGAAGTAGTATACGATGGAGAATGTCTATACGAGGAAGGCGGATCCGGTTACTCCCGGCAGATAATCACTCGTGCCCCCACCATCTTTCTCCCAGGTGTCGATGTCCAGGTTCGAATTAACGATGCGGTTACGGTTGAAACTGAATTTGGCCGAACAATCCGCTCCGTAGTGAGAATAGTTCGTGATATCAATATGCCGTGGAGAACTGGCGTTAAGGTTACTAGAATTGAACTCAAGCAAGCACAAGGAGAGTAGATATGGGAAACCCGTGGAGAAAAGCAAGGCTTCAGTTTCAAAAAGAGTTGTATTCCAACGCGTCTGGTGTGAATAAAAGTGCCCAGCAAATTTTTGTGAATGCAACTAGTTCGTTCTTGGATTATGTTCAAATGAACAAGGAGCTTTTGCCTTACGACACGGCAAACTTGCACGACAGTATAGCTACGTCTGTCAGCTTGAGTGGAAGAATTGTTCGGGCAAACTATATGCCTACAGAAGCAACTAGACCACAGCATGCTCCAGGAAGAAAACGTATTGTCGGTGCCCTAGAGGCAGAACGGGCCGTTAGGCAGTTTCATCCAAACCGTACTGGTGTATTTGCGACACTTTTTGTCGCAGTGCCATATGCGGAGGGTGCAAATATAAAAAGCCACCATCCCGGTTTTTATGAATGGCTTACATCAGCGTTTGAACAAGATATGACCGCATCTATGAATGTTCTCGAGCGATATCCGAATGCAAAACCTGTACCTGCACTAAAGAGACGATTTGAAAAATGATCCGACCCTCCCTCATAGAACCCGATGTCGAGCTTCGTGATTTGCTGAAGAACAAAATCACGGTAGGACTTGCCGGCGGCGGTACGCAGAAGGTTACTGTATACAGCGACTGGGAGCGTCCAACCAACGAGGTGCCTACTGACTTTCTTGTCATCTTCATCAATGGAGAGGTGGATGGCGTTGGAATGGATACAGAATTCGCAAAAGGATACCTAATGGTGAGTCTTTACTGCAAGATGAACGATGATGGGTCCGTCAAGAAAAATCGTATCAGTAAAATCCTCCACCAGTTCGAGACTTTAGTTGACAAGGCAGTTACCGACAACTACTTTTTTGAATACGACTCTGACCGCTTTATAACTCCCACAACACCGAATCAAACTTCTGGATATTCAGTTACAAACCTCAATTTGAGGTGGCACACAAGAAACAATTTTAAATCAGAATAAACTATGGCTATTGCAAAATTTGAAGCTGCTCAAAAGCTGTTCGCCGGACAGGGCGACCTGGTTATCTTCGACGAGATCTCCGATTACGGCGGAGCGACGCTTGCCACCTTGGCAAATCCGAAATCCTTGGGCCAGATCGTCCAGGACTCTACTACCTGGGAAGGCGAGGATGTCTCCACTGACGAGATCCTTGACGAGCAGGGTAACCTCATCACCGCTCGCGTGACGGCTGGTACGCTCGGTTTCTCCTTCGACATTGCTTCCACCTCCCCTGCTATGGTGAAGGCATTCTTGAAGGGTGCTGACATCTCCGGGACCTCTCTCTCCGGCCTCTTCTGGGACGGTGACACTGCCGACAATGTGGTTTCCGCTGTCGGCTTTGGCACGGCGCTGCCGGTTATGACCCGTCCGATTGCCGTCCTCAACGACGAGCTGAATCGTGCATGGATCTATCCGAAGGCGAAAATCACGTCCAATCTGACGCTGTCCGATGGCCTCTATCGCATCCACGCTGTTGTTCTTGCGGAGAATGTCGACAACCGGAACGCTCAGGGAGACACTGTTCTCGCGACCGGTATGATTGTCGAGAAGTAATCTCGCATAAAACCTTCATCACACTTGGGCGGGCATTGCGCCCGCCCTTTTTTCTTAATTATATGACCAAGTCTGAACAATTTTTATCTGGAGCATACGAATCAGTCATGCAAGCACCTTGTACCATTGTGGTGCAGGGGAGAAAGTATAAGGTCCGGCAGGTGGCCCAAGCAGTCAAAGAAAGAATTGTACTTCTCGAACAAGAGGCGCAGGTTCTTGAGGCGAAAGGGAAACAAGGCGTTTCACAAAAAGAAGCCAGAAAACTGACAAAGAAGCTTTATTCTCTTCACTCGAAGAAGGCCGCTTACTACCTGCTCGGGAACTGGGCTTTATTCGTGCCCGGGCTGTGGGCTTTGAAATGGAGAATTCTTCAGCTTCGCGGAAATGAAGTGACATTTAAAATAAACGGAGCGGGGGCAATCAGTGAAGACTTGGGTTTTTCCAAGGCCAACTGGGATATCTCAAAGCAGGAACGCGAGCTTTATATGAGACCGGTTGGCGACGCCGCCAAGCAAGCGCAAGAGCGGCTGGAAAGCGTTCTGAATATGTTGGAAGCGGACGCTTTGGGGATAAAGGAGGAAAGCAAGTAGGGTCTGCTTTTCTTTGCTCAGAGCACAATGAAAGGATAAAGCATATTTATGGAGATTACTGTTTTTGGTCGTGGTTTCGGTACTGGTATGTCGATTCCGTCAACTATGTAACGATGCTGTTGCTCGATAAGGGCTATTTCGACTACGACTATGAAAGAATCGAGCGGGAAGAGGTCGTCACATGGGAAGATACCGTCCGTTCCGACGAAGAAATCCGCGACATTATGGCCGGCTTCGGCATTGGCATCAAGCGAAAAAAGAAGCCGGAAACTTTGGAAGACATTCAAGATTACATCATAAAACAAGAAAGCTATGGCAGTTGAGATTCCTGTTGTTATAGATATTGAGAAAGCGTTTGACGAGGCAGCCGCTAAAGTTGGTAAGGCGCTCCGTCCGTTACAAGAGACGTTATCTAAGGATGCGCTTAATCTTCGGTTTAAAATAGATGAGAAGTCTACCAGGACAGTAAGAAAACTTTTGGACGGATCGACTACCTCTGCGAGAGAGCTGAATGCGGCCCTTCGAGATGTTTCGGCAAGAATATCTTCTATGCAAGCAAGTGGTGGGTTTATTCCAGGTAGTTTGACTGCACAAGAAAAGGATCTCTTGAATGTGTTTGCACAACTGCAAATGCGAATTAAGGGAACATCTGATGTTGCCAAGGTTTTTGGCAAAAATGTCCAAAAATCATTGCAGGGTGTAGCCGCAAGCGGTAAGGCAGCATCTGAGGCATACTCTAACACAAGTGCAGCGATCGATCATTCCAACTCTCGATTGCTGACGCTAATTAAAAATTCTGCACGACTAATTGCTCTACATTCTGCTTCTACATTCATTCGAAATGTTCGGGAGGTTACTGCAGAATTTGAGCTACAAAGAGTTGCTCTCGGAGGTATTATCCAAGATACCGCTCAAGCTAATTTATTGTTCAGGCAAATCAAAGCAGCAGCGATTGAGTCTCCATTCCAAATTAAGGATTTGGTGTCTTATACGAAACAGTTGTCTGCGTATCGAGTAGAGACCGAGAACTTGTTTGATGTGACGACACGACTTGCCGATGTATCTGCTGGTTTGGGAGTGGATATGTCCCGGCTGATTCTAGCCTATGGCCAGGTTCGGGCGGCTAGCGTGCTCCGTGGGCAGGAACTTCGCCAGTTTACCGAGGCTGGCATTCCGTTAGTAGATTTGTTGGCGAAAAAGTTTACCGAACTAAACGGAAGAATGGTGTCGACCGCAGAGGTTTTCGATTTGATTTCTAAGCGCGCAGTTCCATTTGAGATGATTTCCGACATCTTTGAGGAAATGACCGATAAGGGCGGAACATTTTACAAAATGCAGGAGAAGCAGGCCGAGACTCTGGCTGGGCAATGGTCTAACTTAAAAGATGCCATTACCATCATGTATGATGAAATCGGCAATACATCGATAGTCCATAATGCCATGAGCGGCATGATTAATGACTTAAAGCTTCTCATGCAAAATTGGCGGACGATTGCAACAATCTTAAAAACTGTTGGTGCTCAATATCTTTCGATAAAAGTTGCGTCTTTATTTTTACCTATATTAACGCAAAACACAAAGTTGGCCGAAAAGGCGGATCTTGCAAAGGCTCGAGCAAGCGAACTCGAGACTTTGCAGCAGCAAAAATCTAATGCCGTCAGAGGAATTGCAATCAAACAGCTAGACAGATATAGCAAACAAATGATGAAGGCCGCAAGCGCACAAACAATGTTTGGGCGTGGTGCTAGACAGATTGCGGCATGGTTTACTGGTGGTGGCTGGGTCGGTCTAATTGTGTCAGCTATGTCCGTACTTGTCGGATGGTTTATTTCTGCTAGGCAAGAGGCGAATCGGCTTAATAAGGAACTCGAAAAAATTGGGTCGGAAGGCTCTGCAGAAATTAATCGTTCCGTTCTTAATTTTAAGAGGCTTGCAGATTCTGCAGTCGAGGCTGCCGATGGATCTAATGAGCAAAATAAGGCGCTAGAGGAGCTAAAGCGTACTTATAGCGATATCATTCCGGAGCAAAATTTGCAAATTGATACATTAAGAGAATTAAAGGGTAATTATGATTCTTTGACATCGGCTATTGAGCAAAAGATCAATATGCAAATTCGAGAGCAAAAAGTAAATGCCATTCAAGATGATTTCGCAAAGCGCATCACAAAGAGTCGTAGAAGTAGTAAAGAGCTGTTGCTCCAATATGGACTTGACAAAGAGCAGATTAATGCGGTTCTAGACGAGGTGCAGAATGCGATAAGAGATGGATTAATTGGTATAGAATCAACAGTGGAAGAGCGATATCAATTTTTCAAAAATACAATTAAAAATCTAACTGGAATTGTAGTTGACTTTGGAAACGGATACCGAGATTATGCTGGTAATTGGGTAAGTGTTACATCTGACAGGAACGGAAAGGCGGTTAAGTCTTTATTGTCTCTATTTAATGTTTATGCCGATTTAAATGAGGAGGTGAAAGATGTTAACCGAGAGATGGAAAGCCAAGTTGGTTCTATGGGGGTTTATGCCAAGTCTTGGGAAGACCTTCAAAAAGCCATAAAAAATGTAACTGTAAGCGAGGAAGAATTTGGTGATAAGTTTACTTTCTCATACAAAAAGGAAAAGGTTCGCGAGCAGGTTTCATTGATGTCAAAGGCTATTGAAGAAGCATTTGCAGACACTGGGATAGACATATCTGATGCATTTAAAACAACCGGATTGATAGACTTTAAATCCATTAATGAGGCCGCATCTCGGTCTAACAAATGGGGCCTTCAAGGATACATTCGAAACATTCAAAAAAGCTACGAGTCAATCGTACCGACAAATGCAATGGTTTCTGTCGTCGAAAGAAAGTTTCAAGAGCTAGCAAAAGCAGTTGGTCTTTCTATGGACGATGTGCAAGGATATTTGCTCCGAGGCGAGAAGGATATGACGGATTATGCCAAGGAGAGCAGGCTCAATACGCTGTGATTAATCTTCAAAAGCAAGAAGAAGACTTTAAGGCACATCCGGGTGTTGCTATGCCAGTATCTGATAAGGATATGTCGAAAGCTGAGCAAATGGTCACTTTTTTCACTATGCTTACAGAGTGGCTGAAGGCGTATTCAAAGAGCTCTAGCGGCAGATCATCTCAAACTGACCCCTTCATCACCCAGATGCAAAACCGCATCAAGTTTATGCAGGACTTCAAGAGGGGCTATGATGACTTGAGTAAGTATATGGCCCGCTCCGGAGCGCTGGAGAAGGAGAGCGAGATTATGCTTGGTCGCGGCACCTCTCTTGGCCTATCTGCGGATGATCAAAAGAGAGCTGCAGAGGATTTATCTCAGTGGTACGAGGAGATGATCGATGTGGTATCTTCCAGGCTCCGGTCCAAGGGCGTATCCGGTACAAGCGTAACGGATCTTCTCAGCATTGATACGACAAAGCAAAGCAAGACAATCCAAGACTTGCAAAAGTTGCTCCAGCAATTATGGGATGCAAAAACAGACTTCGACACTACAACCTTTAAGAAAAATATCGAGGATGAGCTGAAGCGCGTTTCCGACGAAATTAAACGTTCCGAAACGGCCCGGAACTTTTACCAAAACATTCTTGACTTGACCGGTGACGAAGAGTTGGCCGCGACGATGGGAATATCCGTATACGGCGGAATTGGTGCTGAGTTTAAGGACAGAATGCAAGCGCAGCTAAACAAGGCACTATCGACATTGGATGCCGGCGCATTGACAGAAGAACTTATGACAGCTGTCGCTGGTCAAGACTTTGATGTCATCCTCAAAAATCTTGATAAGTTCCCGGAAGAGTGGCAAAAGCGATTGAAGGAGATGGCCGCAGACAGCCAAAAGTTCGAGGCCGATCGCATTGCTGGATTGTTTAAGGCTCTCCAATGTGCCAAGACCTATGGCGAGAAGCGCGTCGAGCTTGCTAAGCAGACTGCAAAGCGTACTGCCGAAATTGAATCATTAAATATTCCGCAGGCGAATAAAGATAGTCTGCTTGCTCAAAACACAAGAAAGGAAGCAGAAGAGGCCGCGAAGTTACAGTATGAGGCGTTCAAGGATACTCCGATGTATGTCGAGCTCTTTGCAGACTTGGATGCCGCATCTTCCCGGATGCTCCGCAATATGCAAGGCCAGTTGGAGTCGATGAAGGAGAACTGGAAGGATCTCCATCCGAGGGAGCTGAAAGAACTGCAGTCAAGACTATCGGAGATTTACCAGCAACTGGCACTCCGGAATCCATTCAAGGCATTGATTGACTCCATAAAGGAGTATAATTCCCTACGGAAGACGATGGGTCGTCGGGAGGCAGAGAATGCTTCAATCGAAGCAGACGAAACCGTTCGCAAAGAAAAAGACAAGCTGAATGCATATACTCAGGAGTTTGAGATTGCATCAAAGTCGTACAAGAAGGATGATGAACGGTATAAGATGGCCAAACGAAAGATGGAGGCCCAGCAGAAGATCGTTGATGCGTCCATAGAAGAGGCCGAAGCTGCTCAAAATACTGCAAACCAGTATCGTGCAGTGAAACAGCAAATCTTAGAGGCCGGAGAGGGTTTGATGAAATGGAAGGGATACCTGGATGACTCTCTTTCTGCGATTGGCGACCTTGTCGATACCTTTGGGAGTTCAGATACTTCCGAGATGTTCGATATCATTTCGGGTGGTATCAGCAAGACCGTTGGCGGTGCCGCCAACTTGGCAATGGGAATAGGCTCGGGAAATCCTGTTCAAATCCTACAAGGCATCTCCGGAATAGTTACTGGCATCGCCAAAACAGTGCAAGATATAAAGATCAAGAAGATTGACAACGATATCGAGCACCAGCAGCATCTTCTTGAAGAACTGGAGTATTCGTACGGTCGTCTCGAGAAGACGATGGAGAAATCTTTCGGATCTGACTACATCTACAACTACAACAAGCAGCTGGAGACTCTCGTTGCCAAGCAAGCTGCGTATGAAGAGCAGGCTCGGCTAGAGCGAGAAAAGGGGAAGAAGGCGGACGAAGACAAAATCCGGGACTACGAAAATTCTGCCCGTGATGTAGCAGACCAGATTATGGATATGCGCTCCCAGCTCTCCGAGTTCTTCACCGGTACCGACCTTTCGTCCGCTGCTCAGGATTTTGCAGATGCATGGATTGAAGCATATAAAGAATTCAGCAGCACGACCGATGCGATGAGCGAGAAGTTTAACGATATGATTCAAAACATGATCAGCCGGTCCTTGGCGGCAAAGGTCATGCAGGAGATGCTTCAGCCTATCTTTGACCAGATTGACACATTGTCGAAAGAAGGACTACTCTCAACCGAAGACATCGCAGAGGTGGCGGCCCTGGCTCAAGAGAGAATCCCCATGATCAATGAGGCGATGACCAATCTCATGACAAGTCTTGCTGCGGCCGGATATGATGTCAAGACTCAAACCGCTGGTCTTTCCGGAATCAGTAAGGGATATGCGACGGCATCAGAAGAGTCGATCCTTGGTCTAGCTGCAGCGGTAAATACGCAGAACTTCTACATCTCTTATGTGCCGACAATCAGCGAGAATGTTGCTCAAATTTTGGCGGCGATGACTGGAGGCGTAAGCGCCACATCTCCGGCACTCACAAACGAGAATGGTGATGTGATTCCTTCCGTCCAGCAGATGGTCTATGACCACCTACCTAATATGGATCAAAACCTTTCCGAGATGTTGCGGCTTTTCCGCAGCGTAGTTACCACGAAGAATGCGTCCACGAATACCGCATATGTTGCTGTCAAGTAAATAATAATTTGCAAAGCCACACCAATTTTTTATCTTTGCATTGTTATGGATACCCTTTGGAAGAAACAGCTTCGTCGCGAAGCATCTGCACACCACATGTGTGAAGAGAACCGGAAGGCTTTAGATTCGGTTGAGTCCAAGTCGGACGCGATAAAACTTTACAAGCGCACCATTGACTGGGCGCTTGAAGAGAATTATCCGAATCTCGAGACGCTCCGAAGAAGTTTTTCGGACTGTGAGGCCGACGGCATCTTTGTCGATAAGCATTTTTCCGGGGATATCCTTATTGATCAGCAGGTTTACGTTTTCCATAATTGCACGGGGGTTATCCGCGTAGGACTTAATGTCCAAAAGCGGATAATCCCTATGATTTATTTCGCAAACGGCTGTCAAATGACAATAAAACCCATCGGCTCTTCGAATTTGGATATCCGTGTCCCAGTATATATTTTTGGTGACAATATGGTCAACTGCGAGGCGTCGGAGGATGTAGTGTTTAAAACTTACAAATTTGACGTGAAGTAATTATGGACACAGCAGTTATCGATGCCGCCGAGCGCATATTGCTCCCAATGATCACCTTGGCTGGAGGTTGGTTCGGCCATCTTATCCGGTCAAAGCAGAAGAAAGAACAAGACATCCTGGCCAATGTGCAGCAGATTTTGCAGATGCAGAAAGACTACATTGCTGATCAAGATGCGGAGAATAAGAAGACCCGGGATGTCAATATGCGACTCGAGAAGAAACTGGACGACAAGCGGGAGTCAATCCGGAAGGCCAACAAATGTAAGTTCACCGCAGAAGGTGACGGCTGCCCAGTTTTGAGACACGAGGACGAGCTGGACGAAAAATGCAGAAACTGCAATTTAAATCAAAATGATAACAGTCAGGCTTAAAATAGGAGATGGTTCAATCTGGGATACGAAAGATTTTGGATTTATCTATCTTGACTCAGACAAGCGCGTCGGCGCTCCGTCAAAAGGATTTGAGGCGACTGCGTATCCAGAAGAGGAGGGCGAGCATATCATTCCAAAGGCGGTAGATGACGCGTTTGACTATAAGGTTAAGTTCTTTATCCAAAGCGACTCTATTGAGGACGCCAACGCAAAGATTGTGGCGTTTAATGCTTCTCTTCATGGTGCCCCGGACTCTTTGGGCTTAAAAACTTACTATCCCGTCACATTCTATAACGACTATAAACGGCACAAGATTGTAGGCTATCCGAGCGAGATAGCAGAAGCGACCGAATTCTGGCGCGATAGAGATAACCAGCTGAACGACATTGTTGTCGTCGAGTGGAATATACGAGTGACAAAACCTAGCCTTTGCGAATTTAAG